GCGGTACACAGGCAATGACTCAATCAGGCGTTGCTATGCAAACAGAATTCCAAATGCTAAATGCCAAGCTATCTGAAAAGGCTGACATATTAGAGTTAGCAGAGGAGCAGTTATTTACTTTGTTCTGTGAATGGCAAGAGGTTACGCCAGACGTTGAGATTTCCTATCCTGATGCGTTTGATCTTAGAGACTATGATAAAGAATTAGCCTTCCTACAGGGTGTTAGAGCAAGCGGCATACGATCAGTTACCTTAATGCAAAACATTGACAAGCAAATCGCTGATCTTGTTCTCGATGATGAGGCGCTTGACTTAGCGCACAGAGAGATTGTGACAAACACTGAAGTCCTTGGTCAATTTACAGAAACGGATGATGAGATCGAAGTCTAATGTCAGCAGAGAGCGAATACTCTGATCTCCTAGATCGTCTAGCTGACAAACACCAGGAGCGAATGGTCACAGCTTTAAAAGAGCTAGAGGAGCGCGTTGCTGAATTGATGGCAACTGCACCTATACGTGATGGGCAATTGTTTGACCTAGAGTGGGCAATCTCTGCAAGGGCCGAGCTTAGACGTTTAATCGATGATGTCTATCTAACAGAGGTTCAAGCAGCAGTTAGCCAGTACAGGAATGTCTCTAACTCAGCCCTAGCCATGCTCAAGACATACGGTGACTTTACGCAGGTTGATGCCGCAGTCATTACACAACTACAGAGATTATCTTTCCAAGGCTTTGAGGCAATGGCCGCAGAGTATTTAGATATCTTAGCCACAGAGGTTTACCAATCAACACTAACCGGGCGAGCGTTTAAAGACTCGGTTAAGAACCTTAGACAAAGCATAAACGGCATCTATATACAGAGTGACTCAGTAGAGGCTAATCGTTTAGTTGACATAGCCGCTAACGGTACAGCCGCACAAAGAGCCGCAGCCGTTGATGAGCTAAGAACGCTTTACGCTAGAGATAGGGCAGGTAATAACCTTAGACGCTATTCGGTTCAGATGATGCAAGACAGCCTTATGCAATTTGATGCCTCGATTAACACAGCGATTGGCAGAGAGTCAGGCGCTACCAAGTGGAAGTATTACGGCTCATAAATAAGAGACAGTAGGGAGTTTTGTAAAAAGCACGTTGGAAAGACTTTTACAAATGAAGAGATACAAGAAACGTGGTCGCAGAGTTGGGCAGGTAAAGCAGCAGGTGATCCGTTTATTGTCAGGGGCGGTTACAACTGCCGCCATCATTTTAGACCTACGTTCGAGGATTAAACAATGCCAACAGGAAAAGGCAGTTACGGCTCTAAAGTTGGCCGTCCAAAGAAGAAAAAAAAAGAAAATGAAGAAGTAAGATTTTTTAACTACTCGTAAGAGGTTCGTACACATGAGCGATGAAATCATGGAAGTAGCAAAAGCTGAAACTGAGACAGCGGCTGTAGAAACTCAGGATAAGACGTTTACTCAATCAGAGTTAGACAAAATTGTCGCTGATAGATTGGCACGACAATCCCGCAAGTTTGAAAACCAGATTGGTGATATTGATTTAGATCAAGCCAGACAGGTTTTAAAAGAGCGTGATGATGCCAACTTGCAAGCTCAAAAAGAGCGCGGTGAATTTGAATCTATTCTTAAAGATACAGTAAGCAAGAAAGATCAGGAAATAAACGCATACAAGACAAAGTTGCATCAGACACTGGTAGACGGTGCTTTGTTGACAGCCGCATCGAGTAACAATGCTGTTAATCCAGATCAAGTCTCAACCCTACTTAAAAACCAGGTGAGGTTGTCAGACGATGGAACTGTTGAGGTATTAGATAACAACTCTGTTGCCCGGTACAACGATAAGGGCGATCTGTTATCTGTTAATGAAGCGGTATCCGAATTTTTAACTGCAAATCCGCATTTTGTAAGAGCGACCCAAGGTGGCTCTGGAAGTATGGGCAATGCAGGCGGCTCCACACAGAAGCCTCCAACTGTGGCAGAAATGAACGAGAACTGGACAACGTGGGGCAAAGATGCCTACGCCAAACTTCAGGCCTCTAATAAACGATAGCAATATCTAAATCACACGAAACAGACCGCCTTTTGGCGGTTTTTTTTCGCCCATACAAAAGGTAATAATCATGGCAGCAACAACCAGTACTACTCTTGACGATCTCTTTGTCAATATCATCGCTCAAGCGCGGTTCACCGCAGAAGAGCAATCACTCATGCTTGGCCTTGTCACTCAATACAACATTGGGTCTGAGGCAGGTAAAACAATCCAAGTACCAAAGTACCCTGCAATAGCCGCAGCAGATTTGACTGAAGGTTCTGATATGTCATCAACGACTGTCAGCACTTCATCTGTCTCTGTTACTGTTGGTGAGGTTGGAGCGCAAGTTCTTCTCACAGACGTAGCGACTATGGGTGCGGGTAACCCTGCTGTTGAGTTGGGAACTGTTCTTGGTAACGCTATTGCGACTAAGATGGATAAGGACTTGATCGCTCTGTTTGATGG